TTCTATCTGCCTGACATTAAGGCCTCCGCTTATATAGTCATTAACGCTTTCGGCGGGCAGGTCTACAATACCGCCGTATAAATCTTTTAAGGGCGTTCCTGCCCTCTTGCAGCACTCCATTACCACGCCGTAGCAATCGAAGCCGCTTTTATCTCTTCCGAATTTCTTAAATGGTATGTTCAATAAATCGTCGTATTTCAATTGTTGCCCCTGTTGTTGTATGAATTAAAAATTAAGGCAGGAAAGGTCATTCCGCCCCTGTCGTCTTTGTTTAGCTTCATGTCCAGTTTCATACCGTCCCATGTCGCCTCTCCGTATTTATGCTTGAATAATCCCATTGGCTCTACTGCTTCTCCGTTGAATACTCCTATAACTTCAACCTTAAAATAATAATTGTCTTCAAGCATATCGATGATTGCGTTATGCTCGACAAGCTCGACACTGAACGAGCTATCCCCGTTTGTATTCGGGGTATATGTGAAGCTGCTTGCACTGTAGACTATTCCCTTATATACCATATCCTGATTATCGTTAATCAAGAAAATATTAAGCGTGTTTTCGGGGTTTGATAAATGGACTAAAAACGGCAGGTTATAACCGCCGCCCTCTGTTAGCTGCTTATATACATTCATAGCTTTAAGCCTCCGTTAGTTCTAGGCTTACTTCTTTATGCCGTAAGCCCGTCCAGCCTGTAACCTTAACCTTATATTGCTTCGTTCCGCTCCCTGCGATGATGTCTGTTAAGTTACAAGGAACGGTGCCGCTTTGGGCTGTTGTTTCATACCAATCAAGAAAATGTTGAAATTCCGTTTTGCCGTCCACCTTAGCCGTGCCTGTGTCTTTAAGCCATAGGTTTACCGTGTGCTTTTTTTTCGGCAGGCTGTTTTTTAAATACTCAATTTCCCGCCCGCTTTTAAACTCCACCTTTTCGGTGTTGTCTTTATAATCTCCGTCTTGTCCGTAAAAGTCTGTATTTACATGTGTACTCCACTCTATAGCCATTTTCTTCTCTCCCTTATATTCCGTAATAATCGCCTGACATTCCTTGCTGTGCTAGGTTTAAAGAGTCGTTGTAACGTCCGTTTTTTAAACTCTCATTTACTCTAGCGTCTATCATTATTTCGATTTTATCCCGTGTTAATCGGGGCTGTGCCGTTGCAATGTTTGAAGCGCTGTTGTTTATTACTATGTTCGGAGCTGCTCCCTTTCCGCCGCTTCCGCCGTTTATAAAATCCCATAAGCCTTTCTGTTGGCTCATGTTCATTACCATTTCACGGCTGTTAAGATTTGCCGCTATGTTATCTCCTGAATAAGACGAGCCGCCCACAATTCCGCCTGTGCTGAAGCTAGGGGGAATAGGCTTACTTGCCGCAAGGGCAGCAAGCTGAACGCCGCCTGCCGCTGCGATAAGCGGAGTTTCAATAAATGCAAGCGGTACACCTTTTGATACAGCCGTTGAAATACCGACGGCCGTATTTGCCATCGCTTGTAATAAAGACATGCTCCACATCCACATATCAATTTTGTATTTCTTTTGAGCTGCTTTTTTGTTGCTTTCGTCAATTTTCTTGTCGTATTCTTCTTTGCTCATTTCGCCTTTTAGATATTTCATTTCAAGCTGTGCTTGCTCGGCTGTCGCTTGGTTCTTCGAGGTTTCAAGCATAAGATTAGCGGCTTGGTTCATTATGCTTACGCTTCGGTCTACATAGCCCTGCACCAAAGTTAAAAGCTCTGCCGTTTGCGCCGCCTTACTTTGTAGATAGGCTTCGTCAAGCTGTTTCATTCGCTCATACTTTTCTTCCTCGCTTAAAACCTCGCTATCGGCAAGGGCTTGCTTCATCTTCAAAAGGTCGGCTTGTTTGCTTACGTTCTTATCCCACCATGATTGTTCTTTCCCTGCTATTGCGTTTACCTTTTCATTGATGATAGCTTTTTCCGCCTCTGCAAGGCCTTTCAATAGCTCTTCACGGCTTAATATATTCTTCTCGCCCTTTTGGGCTTGTTTGATTTCTTCTTCTGTTGCTTCTTTGATTTTCTGCTTTATATCGTCAAGGGCTTTAAGCTCTTTTTGTAAATAATCTGCAGGTGTCATCTCCCGCTTAATGCTGTTTATCGCTTCCGTTGCTTCTTGCGTTAGCTTGATAGCGGCCGCTAGTTTTTCTTCCGTGTCCGCCGCTGCTTTGGCGGCTTTCTCGGCTTCTCTTAATTGCTCTAGCCGTTTTTGCTCAATCGGGTAACCTTCTTTTATAAGTCCGTTTGTTTTGGTTAGTAAATCGAGGTATGAATTAAGATAGACGTTGTATATATCTTGAGCACTTACCGCTTGCCCCTTCGCTTTCGCTTCTACTTCCAAGGCATATAGCGACTCTTCCAACTTTTTATTGCTATCTTCGGCCGCTTTGTCGGCTTTCTTTGCTGCTTCGGCGGCTTGGGCTTCGGCGTTTGCTTTTGCCTGTGCTGCTTCGGCTTCTTTTTTTGCCTGTTCAGCTGCACGCTCTCTCGTTCTTAACTCATCCTTAATTACGAGCAAGGCTGAATTTTCCTCGTCGGTGAGGTCTCCTCGTAGCTCTAGTTCTTCTTTAAGCCATTTTAAATATTCAGTATTTTGAAAACTTACGCCCCGTCTTACTTCTCCTGTTTTTTTGTTGGTGTATTCTGAATTGATGAGGTTTACACCCTCATCAACCCCCATTTTAATACCGCCCCATTTTCGGCTCATGGTTTCTAAAAGCTCGTTAATTTGATTGACACCCGCCGTTAAATATTCAAAAAATCTTTTTGCTCCAACGGATAAAGCTTCAAACATCGGATTAGCTATCTTCCCGATAGACTCCATAAAATCGCCGAATGCGTTTTTAGCCTGCGTGCCGCTGTCTACCGCTTCTTTTGCAAAACCTTTGTACTTACCGGCTATCAGGTCTATAGCATCGCCGTTTTTTAACTGCTCATCGGTTAGGTCTTTAATTTCGGCAATCTGCCGCCCCATAGTTCCGGCCATTCCGCTGTAGGTAGAATTAAGCGTTTCGGCTGCCGTTTTAAGGTCGATATGTTTAGCTGCTGCGTAATCCGCCGCTGCTCCCATTATCTTCATTATCTCGGCTTCCGTGCGGCCTGTGCTTGCGAGCTGTGCCATAATGTCAAGGGTGCCTTCGTCGCCGTAATTGCTTATTTCTTGCAGACCGCTTGCGAATTCCTTTAACCTCTGGACGCTTTCTTTTTGTAAATAAGGATTGTTCTCGGCGGCCTTTTGTAGAGCTTTCTCCGCTTTCTCCTGAACCTTAAATGCTTCGTTTGCGGCCTTTAGTCCTTCGATGAATTTCTTGACTGCCATTACCGCAACCGTAAGCCCCGCAGCAACCGGGCCCGCTGAACTTGCTAAACTTCCCATTTTGGAAGCAAAGCCGCTGGCAGCCCCGCCTGTTTCATTAAATGCGGTTTTAAGGGCGTTAGTTGCCTTTGTGCCTTTGCCCATATCCTTTGCGGTGTTGTTTACTTTGGATTTAACTTCTTTTAAACCTTTGTCCAGCCCTGCTGTGTCTAATTGCGTCCCTATTCGGACTTCTCCGTCGTTTGCCATATTACCCCGTTATAAAAGTTTTAATTTCATTTTCAAAATCAAAAACACAGTACCGCCTAAAATTAAAAAGCCCAATATGCAAGAAACAATAACAAGGCTTAGCTTTAATCTATACTCTTGCTTTTCTAACTTCTCAATCTGTTTTGTTTTTAATTCCAGTTTCATACTTACCCCGTCTTCGTATTCTACGTAAGATTGCCTTAAATTCTTCAAGGTCTCCTGCTCCTCCTTTAATGAACTTGTCAAATTCCCCGACAAGTTCAAGACTTCGGTCAATCTTTCCTTTAAGCTCTGTATTTGTAACTGCTGATTGCGTCTGTCCGTCTCCCAGTTTTCCGATATTCTCTCTAACCTCGTAAGCTCCGTTTCCGTAATTGTATACCCCTCCTCTTGAGCAGCAAGAGGAAAGACCAAAAAGCAAAATACAAATAAAAAAACAAAAAAACTTATTTTCATTCATTTACACCCCCTCTCTTTTCCTTAAAAACCCTAAGGTGTTGTAATACTTACGCTCGATTATATAGGCTCCTGCTTGAGCATACCCGTCTTGCTCAAAAACTGTCATAGATAAATTATCAGCTGCTAAAACAATAGCAACATGGCCAAACCCGTTTTTTTTAGTCGGTTTAAAAATTACAACATCGCCGGTAATAGGCGGAGTTTCTTTGAATTCAATTTTTTCAAAATATTTTTTTTCCAAAGGCATCGCTTCATATTTTGTATAAAGCTCGGCAGCACCGATAACACCGCCTGTGTGAGGTATGTTTAAAACATCTTCACAATATTGCCGGAATAAATCGACACACTGACAGCCAAAGCGCCCGTCAAAGTCTACCTTTTTACCGTTGTACTCTTTTACAAATTCATCTAAAGTCATTTTTTTTATTCTCCCTTAATGCAGATTTTTTAAGTACTTTTCATTCTTCTTAATAGGGAAGTCTATGCAAAGTATTTTATATTCAGGCAAAACAAATTTATCTTTTTCACTTTCGTACATTTCGATTTTTTCTTTAATTCTTGTGCTCATTACCTCTATCATAGAGTCTGCCCAAGAGTTTACTAACTTTTCAAGATCAGGTCTTATTTCACGCCATGCGGGATAACTTTCAACCCCGCATGGTAGGCGGGGTATCTTTAAAAGAAAAGCCTTGTAGTCGATTTCAATGTTGTAGAGAATGTCTTGTATGTAGCCATGTCGTTCTTTATTTGTTAGTTTTTCTTTTAGATTGTTATAATCGACACGCTCCAATAACTCATCTTTGATGATCTCGGCTGCGGTGAGAGCTGGTAGCTCGCATTTAATGTTAGCTTTAAATAAGTTTTTTATAGGCTCATAAAGACGGCGGATTACCCGTCTTTCATCGGCTTTTAGCTTTTCATCGATTTCGCCGGAGCGTCTAAAAAGAGCTTTTCGGAGCTCTTCATCTTCCATACGCTTTTTGTTTTGCTCGTCGATTTCAGCCTTGAAGCTGTCGAGCTTTTTATCGACTTTGCCTAGTGCGATTTTTTTATCGCCCCAGCCTAAAACCGCCCCCTTGCGGATCACGACTATTAAAGCAATGAATATCAGAATGGCTATCAGGGCGATAACGCCCCAGCCGATTACCGGTATTTTGTCTAAGTTTTCCATTTCAGATAGCCTCCCGTTGATTGTGGAGGCCCCCGCTCTGGTTAAGGGTTAGTAAGTATTGTTTGATTGTCATCTTGTACCTCTACCTATATAGTCATTTTTGTTTGCGGTAGAAGTAAAAAAAATAGGATATTTTGTTAGTTATTTCGTTTTTTTTTAAATCTTGCGTATAACGCACTAAAACTATCGATTTTTGCCGGAAAGCCTTGTATAATCAATCCTCGTGCCTCTGGCGGGGTGTTTTAATCATCGGTGTCGGGTATGTCTTTTCCCATATTCATATTTATATCAAACACGCCTGTTTTTTTTCTTCTTCGGAAAGTTTGTATAAGTTGTTATTGTGTTTCATTACGTATTCGTTTTCTGCGTCAATACTAAGAAAGTGTCTCCATTTTTGAAACTGTTCAGCGGAAACATTCGCTTCTAATTCGTCTTGAAAAGCCCCATCCGCTCCTTCAATATAACTTCTAACTCTTGGGGAAATTTTTTGCAGTGCGTCGCAAAACTCATTGTATTTTTTTTCTTTTATAAGTCGGCTGATGTCTTTAACATTCATCTTTTACCTCCGGTTATTATTTCGCATACTACGTTAACTCTTTTATCTGTTATTGTTACATCCAGTATATTCAATCTTTGCCCGATGTCAAGGATACATTCGGATTCTTCTTTGTTGTCAGGAAAATAGCAGTTTGTTCCTTTTGGTGCGTGAATTTCAAGCCTAACCCCAAAAGCGTTAAAAAAGTTTTTATCTTCGTTAACGCTGCAAGAAAGAAATTGACTTTCTGTAATTGTCTTTCCTTTTAATATACTTTCAATCTGTTTTTTTACGTCTGCATTCGGTTTTATGTCTGTTTCAAAATCATCAAGATGATTTTTCCCTTTTATCCCGAATTTTCCTTCAATCCAGCCGGGTTGAACATTGCGGATAAGTATTGTGTCTTTTTTTAATGTGTTTTTGCTTATTGCTTCGCGTAAAATTTTTACCGTCTTTTTATCGTCATCATTTAGGCTTTCTATACCTATTAGGCGTAAGGTTCTATTTATATTTCGACTGTTTGCAGTGCTTACATATCCGCCTCTACTATAGTTATGAGACCATATTTGTTTTATTTGTTTTTCAGTCAAATTCTTTTGACAATTCGCTACTGCATCGTCGTATTCTTTTTGTTGCATTTTCGCATAGACAATTTTAATCTTTTCTTGTTTCTGCAGAGCTCCTGTTACCGGCTTTGTCAACGGCTTCAATCCCTTCGGCTGTTTGCCGGTCGGCGTTCCGATATACTCTCTTGCGCTGTCTCTTGCTATGCCCGTTTGCTTTGTAAAGTCTCTAGCTGCCGCTTGCCATTCTCCGAGCTTCCGCCTCGCCTGCGTGCTGTCTGCTCCTGCTGCTTCCTGTGTTAATGCCTGCCGTTTGTATTGTCTTATTTTCCGTTCTACCCCTCGTAATTTTTGCTCGCCCTCATAGCGTGATAACTCCTCGCCGTTGTAGGTTACCGTCTTGCTTGCCATTTCGTCTAGATCTTCGCCTGTGTAGTGTTCTTCCATTCCCTCAAAATACGGATAAAATGAATGTCGGCAGTTTATACCACATAGCCCCGTAGCCGTTCCCAGCTCGCAGATGCTATATAGCTCCTTGCGTGTGTAAATCTTCCCCTGCCATGCTGCGTGGTCAGGTCTTGATCCAATATGTGCCGTAACCTCGAACCTTTCTACTCCAAGCTCTTCGGCGTTGCTTAATGTTTGATTGGCGGCTGTCTGGTTTATGCTGGTTAGTATATTCATACGAACGGCCGATTCTATTGAGCGTATAATAGGCTTTCCGTTCTCATACCTAACTGTTGTAATTCCTCGCTTGCTTAGTTCGTCTGCTGCACTTTTCATTGCGGTGTTGTAGTCAAATGCCCCGCTTTGAACATCCATATAAACACGATTAGCCTGTTGTACAAATTGTTGCTGCGATGTTGCCGCTGTTGTTAGGGTTAGTCTTGATAAATCGCTATGACATTTCTGTATAGTCGACAGCATTGCTTGAGCGTTGGGAGCGCTTACCGTCCGCCCTGTCATTGCCTTAAAAATGCGGTTATCGTTTCGGGTGTTTGTCTCCAGTGCTTCCGTGAAGGTTTCCGTAACCTGCCTGATTATCGTCTTATCGTACTTAGCCAATATACGGGCTATGTTTTTTTTAAGGCCGCCTGCTTCGGCTAACATTTGAGCCTGCCAGCGTGTGGTCTCGGTTATCCTGCCTAGCCTTGCGATACGCCGTGCCATATCCTGCAGGATTTCAGTTTCAAGTTGCGAGTAAATCTCGATAATGTCATCGGATAATCCTTCTAGGTATCTGGGGGATAACACTTTAAAACTTACCCCGCACAATCCGCCATGCGATTACAATACGCTTTTTAAGCGGTTCGTTATTCAACGCATAGCGTAAGCCGTTCAATACGGCTCTGTCGTTCCTAGTGATTTCTTTTCTTTGCTTGTTAAGTCTTGCCATTTCCTTACGCTCCAAAATTGAAAGGGTCGGGGGCGGCTTCAGGCTCCGGAACATTCGCCTTAGCCTGTGCTTCTTCTTCTCCGAAAAAATCACGGCGATATTCCCACTTGTTGCGAACGCCTGCGCTTACCTCGCTAAGTGCCATAGTCTTAGCGGCTGATACATCCTTGCGGGTTTGGTCGTCGTTCCATGTTACTTTTATCGTTGAGTTGTTAGATCCCAGCTTATAGGCAGCCGCCATGTGTGCGAATACATCGGCACAATGTTGATATTTAACTTCGATTTCGTCTTCTATCTTGTCTACGATAGCGTATAGCTCTTGCCGTCCGCCTGAATACTGCGTTGCGGTCTGCTGTACGCTTTCCATGTCTGATATTGTGCCTTTGCCGATGTTGCAGGTTAATTCTATTCGTCTTAGTATCTGCTGCAGCATTTCGTTTTGTTGGGCTGTCCTTAATTGCGGAGCGTGCTCTACAATCCGCTTTCCGTCCGTGCTGCCGTCGCCTTCAATCTGGACTACAAGACGGTTAAGCTCCGGTGTCATCTTAACACCTACCGCCTCGCCGTTCCGTTTCTGCCGCTTCATAAACATATCACGGTCAGCCCATACCCGCATTTCTCCGCCTTTCTGCTCCCAATTCATACGCTCGAATTGCTCATCGGCACTCTTGATAAGTTCTTCCGCCCCCGCTATGATTGCAACGGGTACATTTGAGCCGTCTATCTTGTTTATTGCGTGGTTTCTAAACTCAATAATCATAGGCTGCTTTACGCCCGCCCATGTGTATTCGGGTGTTAGGTCTGCCGTCTGCGGGCAGTCGGTCAACGCTGCTTTTCTTAAGGATCCGCCTTCATTCCTGTATAATTCGCATTCTACCGAATGGGCGCTATCCCCGTAAGTATGCGTTTCTGTTAAAAGCCATTTTTTCGAGCCGTCTATAATCTCTTTTAAAATCAATGCGCTTGTAAGGGTGCCATCAAAGTCGTAAGAGATAGGCAGGTAATTACCAAGCGGGAGCGTCTCGTATTGTAATTTACTGTTACTGAAGATAGGACGGATAATGCAACCGCCTAGAAGTGCTATATAATCCACGATTTTATCAACGTTTTTGTTAATATGGTTCATCGCCTCGGCTATTGCTTCATTCTCAACCTCTAGCCCGATTTCACGGGAGACCAGCATAGATAACCGCCCGCTGATTTGCTCCAAGACTCCGCAGGGTGGAGCTTTCTCATTCCACGGGGCATCTCCGCTCATCATCTGCCCCCATAGCTCTATGGTGCTATACATCTGCTTGCTTATGTTGGTGTTAATCCCTGTAACATCTTTTATTGTGTTTGTGTGAAAAAGTTGTAATACGTTCATAATAAAGCCCCTTATTTTTTCAAACATTTTTTAGCCTCTCAACTTATATAGTCATTTATTCTCCGCCGTGCCGCCATATAGTTTCTAGCGAATAACGCACCGTGTCTATTCCGTGGTCGGGCTGCCCTTGAGGATAACCGCTCATAATCTCGCCCGTGCGTTTGTCGATTTCGTATTCAAACAGCGTGAATTCGTCTGCTATATGCGGACACCTTCCCGGATCGATTACGATTTTCTTTAAGCCCTGTAGCCACTTAAAGCCTGCTTCACGGCTTCCAATTCCTTTAATCGCTCCTCTTACATTACCGCCCCAAGTTCTAAAGTCTGCGATACTCTTAGGCTCTGCACTGTCTGCCGTTATCCTGTCCCTTGCTATGTTCATTCCGTGAGCTTCCATGTGTTCACTTAATTTCTGGAACGCTTCATAGTTGCCTTGCTTATTCATATACAATTCGTCAAAAATATAAAGCGTCTGTTTGCTTGCGTTAAATGCCGATGTACTAAATGCGAACGGGTCAGGGTAGTAACCCCAGTCAATACCGCTATACAAATAATCGAAGGTTTGTATCTCTTCGTCCGTGATTTCTCTAAGCTCCACATTCTCAAATACATTTTGCCCCGTGCCTGTTACTATCCCTAGATAAATATTCTCATAAGCCCGCAGGTTGTTTTGCTTCGTCTGCTCGATGTCGTGAAGTATTGCATCTCCCAGCCATTCTCTTGGGATGTCCTTATAGGTGGTGTGGATTACCATTCTGTTCATGTCGTATGTAGCGGCTTCACGGTTGCACCAGTGGCGGGCTGCACTCGGCGGGTTGTAGCTCTCGAAAATATAAAATGTCTCGCCGCCCCTCAAGACGGATATTTTAATATTCTGTAATTCGGCGGGCGTGAATTCCGTTTTTTCTTCCACCCAAAGAATAGCAAAATAGCCGCTTGAAACCTTGATTGATTTTAACTTTTCGGGGTCATCGCTTCCTGCAAAGATGATATACTGTGTTTGCCCGTTTTTCCTGATGTATGTTATCGGCAGGGCTGCCGTCTGCGATTTCGGGATTTTAAACCGTGCCGTAAGCCCCAGCTTGTTTATAGCCCAGACTATCTGTTCAAATACCGAGCGTCTTAGTGTCTTGGCTGTCTTACGCAAGATAAGGGCGTTGTAGGTGGGAAACATCACAATCAGAATGACAATCACCAGCGATATGAAGCTGCTTTTGCAACTTGCCCGCCCGCCTGTAAATGTGTAGCGTTCTTTCTTACGGCTTATTATTGCTCTGAACGCTTTATTATAAGTCGTTGCAAATATGGTGTTGCTGTCAATCTTCATTCTGCACCCCGTCTATGATGTTGATTGTTAATTCTGTATCTTCGGTGGTTTCCGCTGGATTAGGCGGAGTATCTCCGTAACCTCTGTTTCTGCCTTTGGTTGCAAGAATAAAGCGTATCATCGCACTATCGCCGTTTTTAGCCTGTGCGTATGCCTTACCCTCTACTAAGTCAAGCCCTGTTTCCAGCTCTCCGCTGAATGCTTCCCGTGTTTCTTCGTAAAGGTCTATGTTGGCTTTTGCGGTGTGCCAATCACAATTAAGGGCTAGGGCTACGGTCGTAACAATACCGCCTGAACCTTTTATGGCTTCGAGAATGTCTGTTTTTTTATACGCTTTTCTTTTTCTGCCCATGGTTCACCACTTCGGAATAATCGGAGTTATTCAAACATTTCAGGTAGAATGCAGTTATCGGCTCGAAATTCGCCTAAATCGGCGTTAGCCTCTTTGCTGTCGCCCTTTAGAAAAACTAGCACATTCTCATGTATCTTTGCAGCTTCGTCTGCGTCGCCTTTTACAAATGCTAATATGTTTTGGTGCACTTTAGCGATCTTGCGGCTTATCTTCGCTTCTCGCCCCGCTGTGTAAGCTTTGGGGCCTACGACATTTATCAATATGAGCTCATTATAGTATTTTAAGCCTGCGTCCTCAAATGCTTTTATCGTGTCGGGTACAAAATCATAATATGCCCCTGTTTTCTTATTGCGAACTTCGCCTATTACAAAAACGGCAAAACGATTTTCTTTCAAGCGACTACACGCCGCCTTGATGATTGCTCTGTATGTTTCTAAAAACTGCGGATAGTCCATGTTTGAGATGTCGCCATCTATGTTGCTGTATTTTTCTAAATCGGCGTAAGGGGGGCAGCTAAAAATAAAATCATACATATCGTTAGGGTTTAGTATTTCATTGATTTTTAAGCTGTCTGCACATATCCAGAGCGGGGTATGCTCGTTGCCGTCGCAAATATCTAGCTGCATTTCGTTAGCTTTCACTTGTTCGGGCCTGATGTCAATTCCTGTATACCCCATGTGCTTATAGCTTGCCACAATTCCCCGAACGCTGCCGCCTGCAAATGGGTCTAATATCCTGCCATTGGGCATACAGAACCATGTGTACATTGTTTCGCATAATACGGGATCAAATATAGAAACTTCGCTTAATGTGTTTTCTGCTCCGCCGTTTACTTTCTTTACAAGATTTTTTAAAGGCAAAAGCGTTTTATTGTCTCGCCCATCCTCACTTTTAATACCTATGCTTTTCCATTGCTTTTTTCGGTCTTGCCAATAGCCTTGCCGTGTATCTAGCACCGAGAACGGCGGGATTAAGAATTGCTGCCGTAATGTTTTTTTAGTGTCTGACATTTTCTTTTTATCAAGAGGGCTTAAATCCATAACCCCACACGGGAGTTTAATGTCATTAAATGCTATTTCTAGTTCTTTGATAAAATCTCGCACTGATTGAGGCGTCATCTCTCCGTATGTGCTGCTTATTCGTAGTAGTAAGTTTTTGGCGGCTTCTTCATTCGGTAGGTCGATATAGACGACGGGCAAATCGGGTATTGTCTCCCCTCTAGCTTGCATTGCTTTTAGCGTTTGAAGTCTTCCGTGTCCGTCCAATACTTTATTTTTGCCTTCGTGCTTCCAAATAAAAAACGGGGTTGCAAAACCGTATTGCTCTATACTCCGTTCAATCTTTGCTAGGTCATCGTCCGACCGTTTTTTTAAGCCTCCCTGAAATTCGGTTAATTCCGATAAGGGCAGAGTGTCTTTTGTGTCGCAGGTTATTCTCATTCTGTTCCCCTCAATTTATTTTCAAACTCTATCAAGTCTTCGTCTTCTTCGTCGGCTTCTAGCGGCAACTCCCATGCCCTGCGGAGCTCTTCCATGTGTCTGGTGTAACTGTCTCTTTTCCCGCCGGTATTCTCGTAGAGCCTATAGCCGATAATTTCATTTAATTTTGTATCGTGTAGGCCTCTGAATAAGGCTTGGAATTTATACCAGTGCATCTTGCTTGTAACTAGGTCTATGCCGTACTGCTCCAAAAATGCCGCATAGATGTAGTCAGCGTCTATCGTGTAGTCAATGACTTTTTCGGCTGCTTCGCTTTTATTAACTCTTGGTAAGATTTGCGGCGGGTTGCAGAATTGCACTAAAGCAAAAAGCCCGCCTAGTCTGTTGCTTGGTTTTTTGTCCTTGTACATAAAGTCAAAGTCTTCAGGCGGCGTGTCTTTGTCTTCAAGCAATTCTAAAAACCTTAGCCAATATTTAAAGGATGTTTGTATGTAGTAAAGGCCGCCTTCCACCTCTACGGATTCAGGCAGCCCTGTTTTTTTTAGGTCAATCATTATGCGGCCGTGAAGGTGTCGCCCTCAAAAGTACCTTTAATAAAGGTAGGCTCGCCTGAACCGTTGAGTGTTACCGCCCCGTTTGTAATTTCGTTCAACGCAAGGTTAAAATCGATGTTTTCGTTGACGGTATCCATTTGGTTGATAGTTACTAAAGCGTCTATCTTCCAAGCCTTGTAGCAAGGTACGCTATCGGTTTCTCCTGCCGGTGTATAAGAGCCTTTCTCTTTGTAGAACACAATCAAAGCATCTCGGTGTGCGTCCTTACCTGTCGAGCGGTCATAAAGCATTTCAAAGATTACTTTGTAGTCTGGCTCGTCCTTAAACATTGTAAGACTCTGCGATAGGCTCGGCTGGTAACTGTCGACTTCAGTCTGCGGGGTTTCGCTCGATATAAAATCGAAGGTCTTTGTTTGCGGGTTCATGGCAAGCGTGAATGTCGTAGATTTTTTAATCTGCGTCCACTTCGGTACCAGTTCCGTGCCCGTGTTGATAAAAGGCACTATCTTCGTTTTTTTAATTAGATCTGCCATAGTTTTTTTCTCCTTAATTTGTTTCGGCGGGTTCATAGTAATCACACTTAATCGCCGCCGCATAGGTTGTAAGTCCTTTACTGTCGGTGTCGATGTATTGCGAGAGTGTTACCGCCTCACAATCTATCTCTAGTCCGTCGGGGCTTGTTACTGTAGCTCCGTCCAGTTTGTCGGTTATTTGTTGTGATAGCTCCCTTGCTTGTTCTGCGTTTTTCATTCTTACGTAAAATGTAAGGTTGCGAGAAACATACCTAGAGCCGTCCGAGAACCTCTTTTCAGCGGCAGGGG